CTTCGCGTCCATCAGCGCCTTCTGCGATTCGTCGGTCGGCACGAAGTTCATGTCGAAGTCGAACGAACCGAAGTCCTGCAGGCCGGTCCGGTACTCCTTCGCCTCCGAGCAGATCGTCGTGACGTCGATCTCGGACGCCTGACCGTTGAAGCCGTTGAACGTCTTGGCTTCGCAGAGCAGACCCCAATCGACCAACTCGATCGACGCCGTCGCGTCCTCCGTTTCGCCGGTCGTGTCCGCGCCGATCATCTCGGCCTCGGACGCGCTCGTCGGATTCAGCGGGTAGGAATTGCCGACCAGCTTCGTGATGGTCGACGACTTGACGTAGGCGACGTCGCCGAGCACCGGCGCGAAGCCCGTCGCCTTCGTGACCGACGCGGGATTGCCGACGTCGATCGTCACGGCGGTGATCGCCGCTTCCTTGCCCGTTTCGACTTCGATCTTCAGCCCTTGCGAGCTGACGGCTTTCGACTTGAATGCCATGATGCCCTCCGTAGCCCTCGCGGGCGGTTGTGCCTTGCGGCGAAATGCGGCTATCGCGCCGCGAGTTACAACGGCGGCAAAGCCGCCTCATTCTGGTGAATCGAGTAGTCGATCATTCGCCGGAACACGCGGACCTCCGGCTCGTACCCGTCCATGTCCATCACTTGCAGGCATGGATACACGAACCCATCCATCGCCTCGGTCACGAGATCACGCAACAGCAAGGTGTCGGTCATTGTCTCAGCGAAGACGTCGATACGAAAGCGCCAAATGTTGAGCGACGACCGCCCGCAAATCGTATTGTCCGGCCCGCCGCCGACGTTCGCATAGCGGATGCAGGGATAGACCGGCCGCTCCGGCAGGATCTGCGGATGCACGCGCCCCTGCACGAGCGGAGACAGCCGATCATGCAACGCGAGCGCCAGCACGAGCGCCGGCGGTTGCTGCCCGCCCGGCGGCACCGGCGGCGGCGTGACCGGCGGCGACGCCACCGTGTCGAACGCATCGCCAAACGCGGAATTGAACTCGTCGGTCATTTGACGAACCGATCCCACTCGGTCTTGAACGCGCGCGTCAACTGCTTGGCGAGCGATTGCTTCATTGACTCGAACGCCCGCGACTGCGCGCCGGAATCGGAGATCGCGCCGGTCAGCAAGTTCTTCCCCGGCACTTCCGTGCCGTCGCGCTTGCGGTAGCCGAACTCGTGAAACCACCAATAGAACGGATCGTCGCCCGACTGAATCTGCTTGACCGTGCCGTGCCGAACGCCAATCTCGTACTCCGGCCCCTTGCGAAGTCGCGCGACGGCGACGTTCCGCACAAACGCGCCGGTATCCACGAGCCCCGCCGTGCGGATGTTATTGCGGAACTGATCGACGATGCGTGCCGCGCCGGCCCGCGCCGCCTTGTACGAAAACGACTTCTGATCAGCCTCGCGCAGTTCATCGAACGCGCGACCGACCTGATCCATCGGCGGCATCTTGAACGTCATCCTCACGGCTTGGCCTTCTTCGCGAAAACGGTGACGACCACAAGACCGATGAACGCAAGCACGATCAGCGCGCCGAGCCCGGCAGCGCCGACCAGAATCCAGAACACGACGTCAAGCAAGGCCATCAGTGTCCACCCGCTTCGCCAGAATCGTGATGATCCGCCGCGCCATGTCTGGCTCGAGTACCGCTTGGATGTCGTACTCCCCGCCCTGCGGCGACTTCACCCGCGCCCAATCATGGGCGTTGAGACGCTGATGCGGCAGATACCGGATGACGATCTTCGTGTCGAGCCTGTCGACATGATGCTCCGCGTTGAAAAACTCGCGACCGCTCACCGGGCCGACCTGTGCCCAACACTCGAACAGCGGCATTAGCTGCACGTGCTGCTGTCCGAGCGCGTCGAGCCCCGCCTTGCGGCGCAGGAATTCGACACGATGACGAGCCGGCCCCGATTTCATGCGTAACTCGGATTCGCCCACGACGCCAACAGGTGGAGCGGCAGGAATGCCGCTTCTTCGACTTTCGCGTAGTTCGCGATCTCGCGGACCTCGTACATCGCCGACGCGGCCGCAATGACGAACTGCCGAACGTCTGCCGGCGTGCGCGCCCACGATTCGTACCCGCCAGCGAGGAGCAGCTTGTGCTGCACCGGGAATGCCTCGAAGTCGAGGCACGCGCAGCGACAGTAGCACCGCAGATCGATGGTCAGCCCGGGCGTGCGCTCGTGGTGGTTGTATTCGAACCGCCACGCGGGATCAATCGGGACGTCGACGTCGGCGAGATCGGTGACTTTCAGCGAGCGCACGAAGCCGCGCCGGTACACGAAGCCGCGCCCCATGTTGCCCAAGTAGACGCGCTCCGATTGCACGACGTCGCGGTCAAGGTAATGCTCCGCGGCATCAAACGCCGCTTCGAGATATTGCTCGAGTAGCGCGTCTTCGAGATTGTGCTCGATCCGCGCGTGCGCTTTCAGCACCGGCAGCGCAGCGGCGAGAAACGGCGCGACGTCGCGAGTGAGCGACGCCAGATTCCAGCCGGACGGCGGCCGGTAGTTACTCAGCATCGCCCGCCTCCATGAACGTGTCCCATCCCTTGCCGGAGATCGGCGACGCCGACGTCGAGCGCGTCGCGATCCAGATGCGGCCGGCATGGCGCACCAGATCGTTGACCCGGTACGTCGTGCCTTCCTTGTACGCGCTGCGCCAATTCAACCCGAGCCCCGCGCGCCCATCCTTGCCGTCCGCGCCGCGCTTCACGATCAGCCGCCACGAATCGACTGCCTCGGCAGTGCCGGGCTTGCCGACCGGAGCATCGCACTTCGCCACCCATACCGACCCGTCGTGCGTGACCTGATCGCCGCGTTCGTACCCGAGCGACGCCGACCAGATGCCGCGATGCTCGTTCTTGACGACCACTTCGCCGGTCCCGTCGACGCCATCGCGACCATCGCGGCCGGGCGCACCGTCTGCGCCCCGCTCGCCCGGCGGCCCCGCCGGCCCCGGCGCGCCGCGCTCCCCGACCGGGCCAGCCGGCCCCATCGGACCCATCGGACCCTGCGGCCCCGGCGCGCCATCGCGCCCCGGCGGGCCGACCCCGCCAATCGGCCCGGGATCGCCCGTAGCGCCCTTTTCGCCCGCCGGACCCATCAGACCAGCCGGGCCGGGCTCGCCGCGCTCCCCGGGGGCTCCTTGCGGCCCCTGCGGCCCCTCCGGGCCGGGCGGGCCGGGCGGCCCCGGCGGGCCGGGCTCCGCGGCCGCCGCCGCGGCTTGCGCCGCTCGAGTCAGCGCGACCGCCGTTGCCCGGTGCAGGACGTCGAACTCCTGCGCCATGATCCGCGCCACGCCGCGCCGGAGCCCGCGCGCCACCAGCCGCGCAGCGAATGCCCGCTCGTCATCGGTTTCGGGCTCGTCGTCATCGGGCTCCTCGCCGTCGTCATCCGGCGACACCGGGCCATCGGCAGGATTGCCGGTCGCGGGCGGCGTCGGCGGCGTCGGCCCCTTCGACTCCGCGGCGACCGACAGCCGGACGTATTGCGCCTGCACCATCGGCTCGTCGCCGCCCTTCAACCGCGATTCGCCCTCGCGCTTGCGGACATCGTTGATCGCCAGCCAGCCGGACGACAACGCTTGCGAGTACGCCGCGAACCGAACGTCCATGTCCGTGCGCAGCAATGCCTCGACGTCGAACTCGACGTAGACGTCATTCGCGAGATCGAACGCGCGATGAAAGCGGGACTCGAGTGCCTCAAGGTGATACGACAGGCACCCCGAGTAGTACGTCCGCATCATCTGTTCGGAATTGCGGTAGCTCGCCTTCGTGAGATCGCCGAGCAGGAACGTCGGCACGCGAAACACGCGCGCAACGTCCTCGATGCTCCACCGCAGTTGTTCGATCAACTGCGCTTCGACCGCCGTCATGGTCAACGGCTTCCATTCCAGCCCCGAGCCGAGGACTGCCGTGCGGCCTTGCCCGCCCGCGCCGTAGTTCTTCTCCCAATCGGCTTTCAGCCGTTCGGCGAGTTCCTTGTCGATCTTGCCCGGAGCGGTCAGGATGCCAGCCGGGCGCGCCGCGTTCTGAAAGAAGTTCTGCGACTGCGCCGTGATCCCCGCGCCGACCGCCGCCGACATGGCCGCCGCGAACATCGGCGACACGCCCACGAGCGGATGATCGACCGTCATCACGCGGTGATGCATGACGTCGCGCGCCGGCAGGATCCACCGATCCTCCGGGCCGATGCCAGTCAGCGGGTGCGACTGCGACCGATTCAGTTGGTAGTAGACCGAGCCATCTTCCGCCACGAGCGGGACGACATAGGTCGGATTCAGCAAATGCATTTCTGACACGACGCCGCGGGCATCGCGCACGAGGTACACGTAGGCGTTCCCCGCGAGCAGCGTGGACACCTTCATTTGCTGGATGAAATCGACCGTCGTCTGGTATTGGTTCGGGAACCGCAGCAGTCGGTCAATCGGATGATTCGGTTGCAACTCGGCCGCGCCATCCTCGCGCGTACGCCAGACGCGCACCGGCAGCTTGCCGATATCGGAACTGATCACGTTGATGCACGCATACACCGCAGAGAACGCGAGCAGCGATGCGGGATTCGCGCACGACAGGTTGCGCTGCCACGCGCCGAGAAATGGCTCGTGAATCGACGGCAGGAACGGCGAGCCGGGCACGTGCGGGAGCCGCGTCGTGACCGGGAACAG